ATGTTCTTGCATAAATACTCCATCTGCAGCAGACATTATGAATAATTCATAAGCATCTGTTCCGCCATTGATAATATCGCACACTGAGTTGACTCGAGAGTAAGTCCAGCCCTCTGATGTTGAATCACATTCACTTGCTAACGCATTTCATATCGGGTGATTTAAAATCCCAACGTCTTTCAGATTTTTTCATTATTCAACGCATTATCATTAATATGATAGCGCAAAACTTTCACCGTTCTTTCCTGCCAGTATCCCCCATACGGCACTCGCTGGCTTAAATGACCATACAGGTGATGCAGCAGCATATTTCCCTCAAGGAGAATACCCGCATGATTCCACTTATTTGCCTGTACCTGCATGATAATCATATCTCCCGGCTGCGGCGGGCCATCAAACTCGCGAAAGCCACATTCATACCAACAATCATGATAAAAGTTATCAGGGTAGCCATCTTCCCACCACGGATAATCCACACGATAATCCGTCAACTCAACATTATGTTGCTGGCGAAAATAGCTCATTACCAGTCCCCAGCAATCATAATGGCCAAGCACGAACGGACGTTCCAGCAGCGGCAATTCTCCTCGCGGATAAATGGTACGAAAATCGCCTTCCGGCCAGCTGAAAATATGCCAGGGTAACAACATCGCGTCACACTGAGCCTTATCCAGTTCGCTTGGCTGGGTCGTCGCGTCGGAGTGACTGTGGACGATCCCCGTTACGGTGCCCCAATCCTCTACCCGTGCATAATCCTCCGGCGCAAGAACAAAATGCTCCTGGGGGGCATCGGCAATATTACGACAGGGGAAATAGCGCTCTACCCGCCCCCTTTGGGCAATCGCACCGCAGCATTCTCGAGGATATTGCTCCTGAGCATGCACCTGAATAGCCCTGATAACTTTCTGGCGCATGTTAGCTCCGAATTAAAGACGTGCCGGGAAAACCACCAAAAGGCAGCTCATTGTCTTCGCCAAAGCGTAATTTACAGGCCGACAAAGTGCCGTTACAAACATCCAGCGCCGGATCGGTAACAGGTGTATTATTGTTATCAAAATATCGCTGGCCTGTATAATCACAACCATCGCCGCTGCGGTATTTATTCCTGATACACCAGGTACAGATAGAATGCAGCTGACGCGTTGGGATCATTATTCCTTGCAAATCCATTGGACTGGCAAGAGTGAACTCAATCGCTTCATTGGTCTCCTCACTTTTGGCATCAATAAAGAAGACTTTTCGTTTCTCCTGCGTGGGGTCGGCTCTTGTATTACCTTCAGGGAAATTACGTGCATCGAGATATTTTGCCAGCGTATCGTGAATGGTGACTTTCGCCTGAACCAGGTCATCGTAATACAAGCACAGCGCGGTAATCGAAGCATCAATATTTGCCACCTTCAGCGATGGTTGCGCGTCCCGACCGCTGGTAGAAGATTCAATCCCGTCAATAATACAAGGCCATGGCATATATTCATTGCCCTGCCACCAAATGGATTTTGCAGGCAAACGCGTTTCGTCCCCTCCAGCAGCCTGGATTTCAGCTTCGCTATGGGCGATACTGTGCCCGTGGAAATATAAGACATCATCCATGCCAAAGACGCTGCCATCAATTTCCAGTAAACGTATTTCACTCCCGGGTTCAAGTTTTTGATAATCAGCTGTAATCATGGTGCATATGCCTGGTTAAATGTAGCGGTTACCGTCATTACCTGACTCGATAATGGCGAAAGTTTTAGTGAATCGGCGCTAACACGATAAAGCCCGGATTCCCCCGCAGGGGTATCCCAGATAAACGACTTCGTTACATGACGCCGCATAAATTCAAGCACGGCTAATATCTCTTCCTTTTCTCCGGTCAAGGTCACTGGCCAGCTTTGTTTTTCAAAATGTAGACCATCGCCGACGATCTGCTGATATCCGTCGCCAAAACGAGCCTCGCGAACGGTGAAATTAAAATCCCCCTGCAAACCCGCTTGTATTTGCGTTCGCCAGGTAAAGGTTTCTATTGCCATATCTTCTCCGGGAATCAAAAAATTAACGTGCGTGGTTTGCATTCCAGATAAGGCCACCAGGCCTCAATTCATTTGCCACGCCAGCGCGAACGGAACGGTCTATCGTCTGCTGCCAGGCGCGATTTAACGCGCCGTTATTGTCGGCCGCCTGCGGTTCTGAGCCCTGATTCTGAATAAGTACTGAGGTCTGAATGGTCAGTGGCCCTGCGCCAGAAGAACCCAGTCCCTGCATTGATGCCGTTCCCACATAGCCGCCGCCCGCATACCCCTGCGCACCGCGCATCATGGCGTAAAGGTTGCCAATCCCTATCGCTGAGGTCGCCTCTTTGGTAAAAACAAATTCGCCGCCATGAACAATCCCTCTCGGCTCATATTTACCCCCGTCTCCGGTATAGCCTCCATCGGAGTGGCCCGTGAAAACTTTACCGATGGATGCTACCCAGCCAATGCCGGAATTCGACATCGCGTTAAAGGAAGCCTGCATGGCTTTTACCAACAATAATTGGCTAAGCATCTTCAGCGTCCCTTTCAGAAAGGTCATCAGGAAATCACTAAAATTCGCCTTTCCTGTGGTTATATATTCCACCAGCGAGTTTCCCATTGAGCTAAAAGCGTCTTTAGCTAAATCCTTAAGCTTGCCATGAACGTTTTCTCCATCCTTAAGAAATTTATCCCACGCCTCTTTAGCTCCTGCCATTAAACCGCCTAGCCAATCGCTCTTCCCCCCTTTTTCCGTATCATCGTTAGAACGCTCTTCCATATTTGCGCCTGGGCGAAAAACTTTTGGCGTATTACCCAGTTCTTCTTTTGGAGGGCTACCCATTCCTGCCAGTGAATCCCAGTAACTTTTAGAGCCTGACGTTATATTGTAGGTCTCATCCTCAGATTTCTTTACCATATCCTGAAGTATGGGCCCCATTCTGGCTGGAGGAAGGGGTAACGTCTGCATTAACCTTTTCAGGCCATCCGTATGCTTTTTCTGGATATCTGTTGCAGCACGAAAAGTCTTATTAAACTCTTCACTTTTACGGCTGGCGACAGTTACTTTCTGTTGATATTTATCCAGAAGCTGATTGCTTTTTTCCAGTTCACTGTTATTCATGCGCAGTGTTATTGTTGTATCACCCGCCATTGATTATCTCCTGAAAGAATAAACCAACTACTTATCTGGTTTACATTGATTAATAATGTGAACATACTTCTGCTAAAACCCAGGCTAGTTCTGTAGTTTATTCAGGATATTCAAGGCCACCCGTTCCATTACCTGAATATCGTTTATTGCGGTTACCTCATCAGCTATATCATAAACCCTCATGAGCCATGCGAGGACACTGTAGTCCAGACCGATAACCCCTCCTGGACTGGTGCGCCACTGCGTGCTGGCCGTGCGAAAGACCACAAACGCAGGCCAGATATCGGGCCAGACGTTGATGACAACATCGTCATAGTCTTCGGCTGTCAGACCGAATGCGCTTAGCTCATCCGCTGATGGTTCAGGCGTATAGAATGCAGAGGCAACCGCAATCAGTTTTTTTCGCGATTTCCCGTCAGCTCCTGATAATAAGTAGCCATTATTGCTTTAACGGCCCCCGGATAGTTATCTACCAGCACGCCCATATTTTCTCGCGTACAGGGTTCAGATAATGCCCAGCCGTCGACGATCTCCAGTAAGAAATCACAGACCGTTTTTTCGTCAATATCTTCTAGCTCTGCCAGTTCTTTTATTGGCCGATGCTTAAATGTAAAATTCAGCACTCCGTCTTCTTCACCGGCACGAGGAATAGCAACATCAGCTTTAAAAACAGGGTTAGGTTGTAATTTGAAAATAGCGCTCATAAATACCCTTAAAAAAGGCTCCCGCAGGAGCCCAGTTGAATTTAATTTATGTTCCACAGATAAGGAGAACGATTTATCTTCCGATTTGTAGAAAGTAATATCCCGAGAGTGAATGGAGAACGCGACTTGTACGGTTTCAACGCTATTCACCGCAGTCACTGGTTGCGGATCAAATGATGGAACGCCAGACCAATAGCGATACTCCTTCGCATTAGGCACAAACATGCGTAGCGGTAACACCTGGCCGTAGCGATCCGCCATGCCCAATACTTTATAGATCGGTAAAGAAGCATCATGCGCTAAGGTAAAGGTTTGGCTTTTAGCCGCCTTAAAGGTGCCAATATTACGCTGGCGATCGTCTGCCAGAAACTGTACCTGTGCATACTGCTGTTCACCACCCGACTGCGCGACTTCCGTAATCTGTGGAATCTCAGTCCACTCCGTGATTTTCTGTAATTTCCCGCCACCGGCATGAGCCGGGAAAAAATTCCGGTCGCTGGAGTTAATGACCGAAATGGTTACGCTATTTGTTGTTTGTGCGGTGATTCTGGCAACTAAACCATCGATTACACCCCAACCCGAAGAAATCAGCACGACATCATCAACCTTAAGGTTATGATTTTCAGCAACGGTAAATACCGCACCTTCAGCATTGGAAACCGTACTCACAGATACGGGAGAACCAAGACCGGAACCAACAAAAACGGTTGAGCCATTAGGCAGAGCAAAACCCATAATAATATCTCCATTATTGATATTTAAATATTTGAATGCATTTTATCAATGCGAATAGCTTGTTTAATTATGACTTATTGTTGCGCCATAGTGATTACGCTTTAACACCACATCACTTTTCAGGAATTTGTGTGGCTGCCGTTCTGTAATACGCTATCAGGGATACGTTTTGCCACCGGCTCATTTTCAAAAATTTTCATACCATACTGGCCGATCCAGGTTGCATTTTGGTTAACATTACTCAAAATAAAATCCATAACTTCAATCATTAACTCTTCAATGAGAGCCGCAGAATTATCACGCCACCAGGTTTCAATAGCGGCGAGAAGAGAGTCGGAGCCATTAGCAATAAACTGCTCGCCAATACTATAACGTTTCGCTTTATTTTCATCAGTAATACAGTGCAACTTACTGATTTGTAAAATTTCCGCTGATGGCCCCATGGTTTGAACGGTGAGCGTTGCGACTTTATTACCAGTTTCCTCAGCAATGGCAGATGAGTAAAACATTGAGAGGGTTAAATCATTAGATGTATACATATTCACTTTCTCCAGATTTCAGTTACTGAACAAATTAGATTAATAAAACAGAAAATTACATAGCTATCCGAGCCCTTAACCAACCATATATAAATGATTTATTAGCCTCACTTTTTTCTGCTAACTCCAGATAATACTGCCCCTGGCTACAGTTTAATGCCCGGAGCAGTACAAGCTCCCCTTCACTGCCTCTTCGAATAACATAATGGCTCAAGGCATTTAAGGTTCTGGGGCCAATAACACCATCGGTTATAAGATCCGGATAAAGTACTCCACGATGATTAAAAGCGTTTAACCAGCGTTGAAGCCACTTACCCGGCAGAACAGGCCCCATATTGACCCCGGCGTCACACAGTTTTTCAGCGATCGCGGTAGATATTTCAGCAACATGATCGAACCGGGGCGCAATCCAGTAGTCAGCGTTGAGAATATCCAGCGCCTGTTGGCGCGTCAGTTTTTGCATATCGCCATCATAACCATGAGCCCGTGCGGTGACTTGAGTAATCCCCCAGTTTGTCGGACCTCCTTTATCATCAGGATGATTTACATAACCGCCCTCCTTTTCCAGAATGGCATTAAAAATCTCATCTTTATTCATTTATTCCTCATTTATCGATTAAATGCGCAATATTCCCCCTCACCAGGAACACGGCAATAAAGACAAAAAAATTCACGGTAACAACCAACCAGTGGGTAGACGTATACAAGCCGAAGAGATAACGAAACGGTATGCTGGCATATGTGATTACCAGCAAATAAGCCGTATACGATATCCATGGTCGATACCTCCTGTACCGGGCGCGCCGATAAAACATTAAGGTTAGGGTGATCAAAGCGCAGAGAACGGCATTAAGCAGCGCGGGAAGTTCATTTCCCATTCGGGCGCCCACTATTGTTGCGGGTTAGTATTTTGTAGAGGTCGGTTAGTTCTTGATTATTCAGGAACGTGAGTATCTTAATAATCAGCGCGGATATCAGCACGGCGCCTAACGCGTCTAAAGGTCGTTCATTGTATCCGGTCCAGATAGCCAGCTTCGTACCAATTAACCCGGAGCCCAAAACGCCGACAATAAAAGAAGTCATAAAATAGGCAGCGAGTCTAAAACGTGTGATATTAACCGCCGTCGCAACATAAAATACCGCGCCGGCAAAAGCCCCAAAAACAACGCCATAATCAATACCTGTCACCAGGCCAAACATACCAGCGCCCATTAATCCACCAGCAACAATTATCGACGTACCGGAAACAGGATCGGACATATACCCTCCCTTCTTTCACTATGAGTTATGATGGTAAATAACGAAGCGCAGGGTCATTTTTCCTGGCACTAAGGCGTTACCTCGCCGTTACTTTCTTTCTTTTTTGCAAACCAAGCGCATAAATTGCCCTCTGGAAGAGCCAGGTTCCTGGCTGCGCATACTGGTGTGCAAATTCTTGCTGATAAATGATGGTCGCTCGCTCAATTTGCCGTTTATATTCCTCGCGCTGCCAAAAAATATCCTGCGCCACAAATTTAATCGGCAATGCGTCCTCAATACGTTCAGGCGTATGGTGCTTCCCTTTTGCCTGAATCTGAGCGCGGGACGGAGTGGGCCGATGGATAAGATCTGAACTGAGCGTTTGCGGATTTTGTAAGTGGGAACGCTGCGCGCGACGTCGGCCCGCAGCGGAGCCATTAAACGCGGTTTTACGGGACATTGCGGTCTCCTTTAATGGGCTTTGGCGGAATGCCTTCGGCAATCGGATCCTTGCCAATGGCTTCACCCCAAAGCGCACTGCGCCATGGCGCTGGCTTTTCAGCCACGTAGATTCAGTTATGAATCGTTGTATTTCATCATCCGGATAGTGCTGCCTATCAAGCTGATGACAGAAGAATACCTCAGGGTTATTTAAAAATAAATACCCATAGGTATACTTTATGACAAAAACACATTAACCAATTGAAAATATTGAAAATATTTTTGAAAAAAAAGTGGTATGCCGCGTAAAAACAGCTGAAAAGGTCCGAGGCGGGTAGTGTTGAACAGCGGGTCACAGGATTGAGGGGTGCGAAGCCGCAGGTATGCCCGGCGTACAGGTGGCATACCCGGGTAATGCTTATGGCTGAGCTCAGGGTTTATGACAGAAACAGGATGGCGAAGCTGCGCGGCAATGAACGCCTTTAAACAAAGCGTTTAACGCTGTGGCTATAAATCACGCGACCAATGATCTTCAGATACTGTTCATGGCTTTCGCCAATCGTCCAGTCCG